GATTTTAAACGTAGGTCAAAGAGCAATCTTGATGAACTCTCAAAGAAGATTCAGGAGAGTTCCGGTAGCAAGGATTCCTATAAGGATGATCGTTTGTGGCGACCAGAACTGGATAAGTCTAGTAATGGTTACGCTGTGATTCGTTTCCTTCCGGCTCCTCCAAACGAAGAGCTTCCTTGGGCAAAGCTCTATTCTCATGCCTTCCAAGGTAAGGGTGGTTGGTACATTGAGAATTCGCGAACCACACTTGGTGAGAAGGATCCTCTTTCGGAAATGAACTCCGAACTTTGGAACAGCGGCCAGGATAGTGATAAGGATATTGCGCGTGCCCGTAAGCGTAAGCTCCAATACATCTCGAACATTCTTGTGATCAGCGATCCAGCCAATCCCCAGAATGAAGGTAAGGTGTTCCTCTACAAGTATGGTAAGCGAATCTTCGATAAGATTCAGGAAGCCATGGAACCTGAGTTTGCAGACGAAGAGAAGATCAATCCGTTTGACTTCTGGCACGGTGCAAACTTTAAGTTGAAGGTCCGCAAGGTCGCTGGGTTCATCAACTATGACAAGTCCGAGTTCGATTCGCTGTCGGAACTGTTCGGTGGGGACGACACGCAGCTCGAAGAACTCTGGAAGAAGCAGTATCCCCTTAAGCCGTTTACTGATCCTTCTAACTTCAAGTCCTACGACGAGCTGAAGGAGCGTCTCAGTACTGTTGTTGGGGACGACATCCGATTCACTGATGTATCTACGAACACCGTAGAGAGCGTCTCAATGGATCAGACGGAGACTCCTGCATCTACCCCAGAGGTTAGTCCAGAGACTGATGCCATGGATTACTTTGCTAAACTTTCGCAAGAGTAATTAAGCAAGTTGACCTCCTCTAAAATCTCCACCTATGGAGTGAGAACTAATCCCGGCTCTATGTCTTTTTAATGATGTAGAGCCGGGTATTCTTGCCCCACCCACATTAGTCGGAAACTTGTCCGCATCAAAATCTTCAGGTGCAGTTGCAATTACTGATCTAGTAGGAGTATCTTGATATTCTGGTATCTTGGATATACTATCGGGTGATGGTGATGGTTGCAGCCCTAATGCTTTTTGATCTTCCCATGTTTGATTAAGTTGATTGTTTGTTGTATTATCTTTTATTATAACCTTCTCAACAGGTTCCGAACTATAATCTGGCGACTCGTTCTGTTCTTCTATGCCCATAGTTTGCTGTGATGAATTCAATTCCACATCACTTATTGAAATAGATCGTGTGGGTTGCAAATCTGTCATAGATGGTGTTTGCATTATCTGCTCTTGTGATAATCGTTGTATATCAATTTCTTCTGTCATGCTCGATCCTTACTGGCTATTTTTTGTTGAATTTTTAGATTCTCATCTTGGATATGCGCGTTAAGCATTGTTGTATAGATCATTCTTTCCCATGGTATCATGTTTTCCAACTCAGATAAACTGTATCCATATAGATGCATCATCTGGAAGTTTAAGTAGTAAAAACTAACAGTATCTACATTGCAAAACATAAGGTAAAAAAATCTTCCGCGCTCCTTATGGGAATTGTATAATCGGAATCAGAAGAATATTTAAGATCATATGAATAATGAAAAATCTCAGATGATGCCTTTTCTATTTCATTTTTTAGCATAACGGGCAATGATTCTAATATTTCGTTTCTTTTTTCTTCTGGTATGGTTTCAAATTTAATTGTTTGTGTTCGTGTTTCTATACTATGGATTAGTGAAGAAGTACTACTTTTAAATGTTGGTAGACATAGTTCAATATTATAATCATCAGTTTGTATTTTGGTTGATCTAGATGTACCTTTTAATTCAATATCATTGCAATTAATTTTTATCTTTATTGGTGCACCTGTATGTGGACATTTAAAATTTACTGTTACTTCATCACTAATTGATTTTTTTCTAAGTTCAATTATGCAATGAATTAGATCTGGTTCTGATAATTTTTTTGGGTTCAGATTAAACTTTTTGGCTAATATTTTTAAAAATGTGCCGTAAGAATCTGACTTAGAACCGGCTTCTTTTGCAATAGCTATATTTTTTTCTTCTTTGACAACTAATGGAGAGAACTCTACATTAGTTTTTTCTACAGGTAATGTTGTTTCATAAACAGGCAAATCAAGTATCATACTAGTTCCCTTCACTGGTAACTATTGAATTATATTCAGAATAACGATAAACAAATTGAATACTAAAAATCACAGGAGAAAAATCCTCAACTGGTTTGAGATCTATTGGGTATAGAACTCGTGGCCAACACTCATAAAAGTCCCACTGCTTTCTATTTGAGTTTTCTCCTAACAGAACACTCATTTTTGAATCGAAAATATTTTCGTTGTAGAATGGTAACGGGCCCCCACCCTGAACAACTGCATCATGCCATAGTTCCATATCCTCAAACACACCTATTCCATTATCCATATAGAACGTAACAAACAAGGATTGGTTCCAGTGTTTACGAATAGGCATAATTTTTGGACTTCCCCAGTCCTCATTTTGAATTGATGTTGAAAATACGTTTGTTTCTGTAGTTGTCGTGGTATCCCAACCGGGTATTTTTACAGCGAATGCAGCAACACCAGTTTTTGATGGCACATTACCAACATTAGGAAAATACGAGATCTCGTAACGATTGTGTCTAACAAACCCATTATTGTATATTTGTCTTCGTAGAGTATCTACGTTTGTTCCTTTTAGCCCCATTTTCCGTCCTTAAATAGATGTTTTTCTGTTAATACTTTGAACTGCCAATTATTACTAGAACAGAACTTTTCTGCTGCTTTCCACTTTGCCTCATTAATAACATATGTTTTCATATTCATATTATACGTTTTGGTTTTTCTTTTTTTTGCAGTAGGTGGTTTTGTTTGCTTGTCTGGCTTCACCTCAATCAAATACGTTTGTTTCTTTCCAGATCTGTCTTTTATTTCTGCTAAAAAATCAGGATAATATTTGTGAGGTTTATTGTCGATAGGTGAAATATATGGAATATACATTTCTTCGCTTGCCCACCGCAACACATTTTGGTTACCATCCAGATATTTGCACATTTTTCTTTCCCATGTAGAGCGACAGATTATGTTGTTTGTGTTACCAACATATTTGTCAGGATTTTCTGGCTGGTATCTTGATTTATACGCCATTTCTGTAATATATATAAAGGTTTAATAGAAATAAAGGATATAAGATGACACGGACATGGGAATGGGGATATTCGAACGGAGCATCAGAGGCACCATACTATCTTGTTTTTAGATGTTATGAATTTCAAAGAACTTCTCGGGGTCGAGCAGATTTGCCGGCACCCTTAGCACAATTTGTTCTTCCCGGTGTCCAGAAATTTAGTCGAGGAACTTCTCACAGATATTCTGAAGATTCGACTATGAGTGAAAACCTTTTACAGGCACTAAGTACTGCGGAGGAAGGACTGGATAATCTGAGTGGTGGTAGTGCCGTAGATTTAGCACAACAATCATACAATAGATTAGCAGAATTAGGTAAAACATTCCAAGAAGATTATTTTGGTCATATCAATTCATCTTTGGGTAGAATTGAATTACTAACAACAGAAGCTGCCTATCTTGGATCAAGTAAAAGAAAGTATAACTTCAACTGGACATTACGATCAACCGCATTCAATGCAAATAGTGCAACTGCGAGCAATATAGGAAACGCATTTGAATTATATTCAATGCCTGTTGTTGGATCATTTGCAAACGAAGGAACATTATCACAGATAACTCGAATGCGTCCTCCAAACATATGGACAATACAGGCAGTTGGTCACTTTGGAGATAATTGGGAACAAAATACAAATTTCTGGTTAGGCGCACCCAAACCATGTGTCTTAATGCAAGTGTACCATTCCGCCGATAATCAGGCATATTTACGTGATAGAAATGGATTGGTAATTCCATATTCATACTACCTATCATTAAACTTCGTAGAACTAGAGAATGCAATGAACTACGAGAACAACGCAATACTAAGTCGCTCAGAATTCTTTGCGGCAATATCAGGTTAAGGGCCTACCTCATGTATTTTAATTATATCAACAACATAGAATATAATTTTGGTTCTGACAGCAGTCCCAATGTTCGAACTATGAAAAATATATTTTCAAGACCTACCATAAGCACAGATGCTCTAGATTATAGTAGGCTTGATAATAACCAAACTCCCGATAGAAGTGCAGATACATTATATGATGACAGTTCGCTTTTTTATATAAACTTGTTATTGAACAATACATTAAATAAAAATGATTGGCCAATCAACGAAATTGATTTTACAGAATTGCTTAATGACACATATAAGGGATATTCGTTTCATATACTAGAAACTCCAGAAAGAGAACCTGAGCGGGGGGATGTGGTAATACGAACAGAGGAATTATTGGCAGCAGAAGGTGAGTCCTGTATTGATGATATATCATGTTATCCGTCATTTGGTATAGTTGAGGACTGGGATCCATTACTTCGCAAAATATGGGTACGGGTGTTTCAACTTGGCACTGTTTCACCAATAAGCGAAAATCAGCTATTCAAGGAAGGAAACACATTTAAACTTTTTAGAATAGATCCAAATGGAACATTTCAAGATGATGTTCTTGGAATACAGTATGCAAACGCAAGTTCATTTGATGATGATCCAAACTATACACCAACACAAGAAACAGATGGTACATATAGAACATTTAGAATGAAAGCCATAACAAAGTATACACAATCTATACGACAATTTTTCTTTAGGGGTCAAGTTGTATCGACATATTTAAATCCATATTTAAAAAATATCAGTCAGTCGTATGAATCTGCATCATATGTTCCGAACTATAGTGCAGGAAATACTAATGGTACTTGTTCATTATTGGATGCATATATTTTATCAGCAAGTGGAGCAACTGGCGTTGATAATGTTGCATTTCAAGTTGATGTCAGATTACACAGTAAATATCTAAAAGATGTACTTACAGACCAAAATGAAAACAAAAGATATGTTAATTTCCTTCATAAAAGCCGAGTTGGTGATGTGGTAGAACAAATAAAGAAAGAATATAATGGGTAGTAGGAATAATATTGTAATAAGTGAATTAGCTCTTAGAGGTGAATTTCAAGAAGATTTCACTTCAATAAGTTTAGGAGACGGCAACGAAATAGAAACACTTGGCGCACTCACGTTTTCTGAGGGGTTATTTGATAAAGGTTTGAGTGGTAGAGTCGTACTAAATGACCCAAATCCCGATGTTGGATCGTTAGCGTCTGTACTGAAACAGGGGTCATTTATACGCTTTAGTTTTAGCACTGTTGATGACCTCGATAATGTACATGCAGTAAATGATTTGGTTTTTTTCATCTACAATGTTGGATATGTTGCTGATTTGGGACCGGGAGTCATAAAAAATAATGCCACATCACAAT